ATTCACTCCGGGTCTGTTTTCCCTGTTCTGTAGTTCTCTCGACCCGACCATTTGTTAAAAAGGTGTAATATATACCTCCAACTTTAACATTGAATTTTCTACTCGGCGCATGACCAACACCCTTCTTTGCTTGGATAGCTGCTATGATGTTTGCCGGTTTTGTTTTTGCATTGACTTGGGCTATGTTCAATGTTCGAGCAATCTCCAAAAGTTCTTTTTTGGTCATACGAGTCGCTTGCTTGTTGTTTATTCGCAGAATACCATTGAGACCCATCTTGACATTGTGATTTTTTACAAAACCACTTGTATTTATATTTTCTGGTATTTTGAATATATTTCTAACTGTCGCAGGAATAGCACGCCCCGCCTTGGCGTAGGCCATGACGACCGTCGTCCGAGCTCCAGTTTTTCCTTTTGGAATTGCATAGAAATAAGGCTGTTTTCCGGGTCCAGGTTTTACATAAAAGCCTTCACGAACCGCATTCCAGCTCGGAGCGCGTCGCGAAGCCTCTCCGGCGTATTTCTTTTTTGTTTCGGTCGGAGCATTTGTTATATGTAGAACACGCTTTGTATGAGCCGGGATAGGTCTACCTATCTTTTCAAAAGCTTTTATGACCTTTGTGCGAACGCCTGTGAGATTTACACGAGCGACAGGGACCATCTCCATGTGCATATTTTCACCACCCGCTACTCTCTTTTCAAACTTTATATATGGATAAAAACGGGGTTGACCATTCTGGCCCGGGCGAATGTAGTATCCTTCGGGTGGAGTTGCGTTCCAGCTCTTGGCGAGTTTGAAACGGTTTGCATTCTTGAACTTTTTACGGGTTGCCGCATTTGGCTTCTTTATCAAAGGGCGAGACCCAAGTTTTAAAACATTAGAAATATCTAATCCAAAATCTTTAGTAAAGAAGTGCTTAAAAAGTTGTCGGGGAGCGTCAATTTGATTAGGATCAGTAACTCCGGTAAAAAGCACGGTTCCATTTTTGAAAAATTGGTATGTAAATGGGGGGGCATTCAGGCGCAATACTATAGTTCCAAGCTGATTTTGTATAGCTGGATTTTGTCTCACATCTGAACCTGCTATCTTTTTCAATTCGTTTGCGGCAGAAGAAAAAAACTCTCCTTTGGGTATTTCAGTCCTGAAAGGTAAATTTGTGTAAAACATCCCATCAATTTTGTTATATACAGGTTTTGTACGAGCAAAAGCCCTTGTGATCCAGCCATTCGAGTACATGGCCCTGAGAACAACCTCGTAGTTTCCAGCTCCAAGTATCTGTACCTGAGTTGATGTAACATTCACCGTCTGTTTTCCTTTCTTTAAAATGAATGAATTGACACCATCTATATCTCCTAACCACTTATGACCTGGAACCCAGCGAAGCACAGGCTTTTTGAACTTTTTCTCAAACCCCTTTATTTCATCAAATCCCTTTGGATGTTCAGTACCTAAAATTGCATTGATATTTATGTCTCCTTTTATGGTTAAAATTTGAGTAGTGATAACCGACTTGGAGAGTTTCCAGCCTCCCTGGTTGTTTGTAAAAACGCGCTTGGCCTTCCAGAGCTGAGCCAGGCGCTCCATTGATATTTGTTAACATTTTATTCGGGTAGCTTGACATCGACTCCGAAGAAAAACGTCTGGTTTGTAAACGCCTGTCCCTGGTAAATCTTGGAATCCTTTCTAACTTCTATATCCTTGGAACTAAAAGGTCCTGCGTAAAAGTCTGGATGCATAACAGGAACCTTTGTGATGCCGACCTTCTTACAATGTCCTGTAAAGTGTGTAACGAAAAGACTCTGTGGAATGAAATACTGAGGACCGAAAACGACATCTTCCGAAGACATGAAATGGCGCAGAGCATTCGTGACATTTGCAACTTGGTTCTGGATATCCTTGAAATATTTGGGAAGAACATTCCATATGTCTTTGTCTGAATATTTGTTAGAATAATCAAGATATGCCCTCAAACACTTGCACAGAACTATGGGGAGCTCCACCTCCAACTTGGCCTCCAGATGCGGATCGGCATCCTCAGGTGCTATTTGCTTTCCGAAATTGACAGTTGCTAGACGCCGCAGAATAGAACCCGAGTTATCTTTCCAGTTCGGCACCTCGTTACCTCCAAGAAACCCTGGAGTCTTCCACTGAACCGTAGTGGCAGTCTCGTTTTTGCGAGCAACACTCACATCTTCCCCAGAAACCATCGACTGAAACTCAGCTTGCTCGAGCTGCAGATCTCCCTTGATCTCTGGACTCACAAACATGAAACCCTTGTAGATGCTTTGGAGACCAAATTTCTTTTCGATATTATTCGAAAGGACCGAAACATCTTCACACTCGTAAAACTTCTTGGCCAGCTTGATTAGAGTAGACTTGCCAGTGCCCGCAATGCCTTTGAGGAATGGAATAATCTGCCAGCCATCCAGTTCGTTAATATCGTAACACAAACGTCCCATGAAAACAAAGATCCAGCGACATACCACCGGGTCAAACTTTTGATAATCTAGGACGCTCTGCATCACTGGTGTTGGAATATCATACCAGTCCTCGATACTGTCATAAGGATCAAAAGGTGCGTCAAAGTACTTGCAGCTCACGAGAGTAGGATCGAGATCCTCGAATTCCTGAGAATTATAGTCATAGAAAGCAAACTTGTGCTCAGGTGTCGGCCGGGCATCCAGAAGACCATTCTGGAAAGACCACACGTGACGATCCTTCTTGATCTCTGGGAATTGAATATCTTTACAATTGGAAAGGTGACGAATAACATCACTTGCCATTCCCCCACGGTTAGTCAAGTTCATCCACTGCTCAGCATTATCCTCCTTTTGGGTTTCGTCATACACAAATTCCTTGATTTCCTTGATGGTTTTCCAGGCTCGAGTATTTCGAATCTCCTTACAACATTGATCACGATACCGCCGATATCCATTTTTGTAGGCTGTTCGAAGCAGATAGATGAGCAGCTTTTGATATGGACTCGCCTCCTTCTCTATATCAAAATCAACATCAACATTCTGCTCCAAAGGTTTATTAAATACTTTGTATTCAGAATCATTACTCATAAACATTTCAACAATATCGCGATAGATGGTATTGAATCGCTTAATGCGACGCTCGATTGTCATCGCATCTCCGTTAATATCGAGTGTTTCATTTTTTATGACTCCAATGAATTCTGCATGAGCCAGCATAAACCCCGTGAGGTTGTTTGTTCGGCGATGGTTATCAATCATTCGCTCAAGGTCATCCTTATTTATATTAATGGGAAGTCCTTGCGAATCGCGCTCGTCGGTGGCGGGAAGCCACTTGTTCGCGAGAGCAGTGAAAATTTTCATTCTCTTATCATCTCCTTGGATATCAAGGTGCAAATTGCGTTCACACGCAAGAAGACGCTTTTCGAGATCTTCCAGGGTCCATGTCTTGATTTCTTTTTGATAAACACTTGTATCGTTTGTATTCTTCTTTTGAGAGACCTTGGTTGCCATTATTCTATTAGAGGTAGACTTTTTTAAGCAGGGATGTCTGAGAGAGTCACTGGAGTCTCTACAGCCTTTGCAGCCTTGATTTCGGTTAGAATCTTTACTAGAATTTTATTTTGCATTTCAAAATTGGAAGCAATCTTCTCAACCGCATCCTTCAGGCTGACAAGAGTCGTGGCAACCGTGTCACCCTCCTCGGTTGCAAGAAGGCTCCCCAGGGCCTCAAACATATCCATGCCCTCATCCATCTCCTCATCCTCATCCATCTCCTCATCCTCCTCGTCTTCTTCTGGAGGTGGCGGCACTGGGGTTCTCGGTGGTGGTGGGCGACGCTGTGACATTGTTATCATATGTATAGATAATTCCCCTCGAATATTTTCGCACCTTATATTAAAATGCCCGGTGGTGCTCTTATGCAACTGGTCGCCTTCGGGGCGCAGGACGCCTATTTAACAGGTCAGCCAAAGGTTACATTTTTTCATTCAGTTTACAAGCGTCACACCAATTTTGCAATGGAGACTTCGCAGCAGACCGTGCAGGGCGGCGGTTCTCTACAGTCTGTAATTCTTGCTCGCTCAGGAGATCTGGTTGGAGATATGTTTGTTGTGTTGACTCCTAACCCATCTGGTGTAGCATCATTGACTAGTACAAATAGCGTCAATGATATGTGCTGGGTTGCCGAGCGAGCTTTTAGCACTGTAGAGCTCTTTATCGGTGGACAGTCTATAGACAAGCACTACCAGACGTGGTTCCGTCTGTATGCAGAGGTTTTCCTGAATGAGACAAAAAAAGTAAATTACGGAAAGCTTACTTCTTTACCAAATCCTAATAATAGCCAAACATCTACAGGGT